AAGCGTGGAGAAGTAGAGGATTCTACGACTGCTGGCGGGATTATCTTGCCCGACACCTCGCGGAGACTTGATAATAGTGGCGAGGTTATTGCTTTAGGAGAGCAAAGTAGAATTACGAAAAAAGGGTATAAAGTTCCTTATGAAGTAAAAGTTGGAGACTATGTTTATTTTGAATGGCATAGTGCAACTCGAAAACTGAAAGTAAAAGATGAATTTTATATATTATTAACAGAACAAGAAATACTACTCGTAGAGGAAGAAGATGGTTGACCCAAGAGCAAAAGGAGCTGAAGGAGAAAGGCAAGTAAGAGATTTACTGAGAAAACATACAGAACTAGAGTTTCAAAGAGTACCAATGTCAGGTGCACTTGATTTTATGAAAGGAGATATATTCTTACCGAATATGCACAATAATTATTGTATCGAAGTTAAATTCTATAAAGATAGTCATTTTAGCGATAAGGTACTTACAGCAAAGAAATCAAATGTATTTATACAATGGTGGAATCAAACAATAGAACAAGCAAAGAAAGCAGGAGCAAAACCTGCATTATTCTTTAAATATAATCGTTCTAAGATATTTGTAGCACAGAAAGATAAACCAGAGAATGGACTTGATTATATGTATGTCAGCTTCTTAGGTTGTTACGTTAGCCTTGCACAAGATTGGTTAATTCTTGAAAAACCGAGTTTTACAAATGGCTAAGAATTTTATGGAAATGGGGAGTGAGGCTCCTCGTAATAGAACACTAATAATTGATGCATTAAATCTAGGATTTAGATGGAAGCATCAAGGCAGAACGGATTTTGCTGAGGATTACATGAAAACTGTAGAGTCCTTAGCAAACTCATATAACTGTGGCAGTATAGTTATTGCTGCAGATAAAGGAAGTAGTTCTTATAGAAAAGGTATCTATCCAGACTACAAAGCTGATAGAGAAGAAAGATATAAGGATCAAACAGAGGCAGAAAGACTTGCTTTTGAAAACTTCATAAAAGAAATGGAACGCACAATGGATTTAATGGATAAAAAGTGGTGTGTTCTAAGATTTGACCGTGTAGAAGCTGATGATATAGCAGCTTACATAGTACAAAATCGAGAACAGTACAATATTGACCATATTTGGTTGATAAGTACAGATAGAGATTGGGATTTATTAATTAGTCCCAATGTTTCTAGATTTTCATACATAAATAGAAAAGAAACAACATATGAAAACTGGAAGACTACACATAATTACAGTATAGAAGACTATATCACAATAAAGTGTCTAATGGGAGACTCTGGAGATAACATTCCAGGTATACCTCAGATTGGGCCAAAGAGAGCGGAAGGATTAGTTAAGGAGTTTGGTAGTGCATTCGATATTTATGATGCAGCACCATTTAGTAGTAAATATAAATATATACAGTCCTTAAACGAACATATTGATAGATTACTAATAAATTATGAACTCATGGACTTACTAGCATATTGCGAAGAAGCCATTGGAGGAGATAATACAGTACAAATCGACAGTACAATGTCGACATATATATAAGGAAAAGAATGGCATTACAAATAGATTATAGCAGGGATAGTTTACTTCCCGACTTCAGTATAAAAACGCTGGAGGATAGATATATGATAGAAGGAGAAAAGTCACCTCAAGACGCATTTGCTCGAGCAGCACTAACGTTTTCAGATGATGAAGCTATGGCACAGAGAATCTATGATTACGCAAGTAATCTATGGTTTATGTTTGCTACTCCTGTTCTATCAAATGGTGGAACAACTAGAGGATTACCTATTAGTTGTTTCTTAAATTATATACCCGATAGTCGTGGTGGAATTACTGACCACTACACAGAAAATGCTTGGTTATCCTCTGCAGGAGGAGGAATCGGAGGCTATTGGGGAGCATTAAGAAGTGTTGGTTCTAAGACATCTCATGGAAGTGAGAGTACAGGAGTGATACCTTTTATGAAAGTAGTAGACGCTGAGATGTTAGCATTTAGTCAAGGCGTTACAAGGAGAGGCAGTTATGCTGCATATTTGGACATTAGTCACCCAGAGATTGAGGAGTTTCTTGATGTGCGTAAGCCTACAGGCGGTGACATTAACAGAAAATCTATTAATTTGCATCATGCTATTATTATACCTGACGCTTTCATGGAGCTTATAGACAAAGCTACTAGAGAAGAAGGATTTAATGATGATTGGGATTTAATAGACCCTCATAGTGGAGAAGTGAAGAAAACAGTCTCTGCAAAAACATTATGGGTTAAGTTAATTCAAAATAGAGTAGAAACAGGAGAACCTTACATTATGTTTGGTGATGCTGTAAATAGAAAGTTACCAGAGTTTCAAAAACAGTTGGGATTAAAGGTAAATCAAAGTAATCTTTGTTCTGAAATAACTTTACCTACTAATGACGATAGAACAGCAGTATGTTGTCTATCAAGTGTAAACCTAGAAAAGTTTGATGAGTGGGAAAACGATGAAAATTTTATTGCTGATTTAGTAAGATTTTTAGATAATGTATTACAGCATTTTATAGATAATGCGCCTGATTCATTAGCTAAAGCTAAATATAGTGCTACACAAGAGCGCAGTATTGGATTAGGAGCAATGGGATTTCATGCTTACTTACAGAAGAAAAATCTACCATTTGAATCGCCTATGGCAAAAGGGTTTAACCTTCGTGCTTTTAATAATATTAAAAGTAAAGCATTTAAGGCTACCCAACAGTTGGCGGAAGAAAGGGGCGAGTGCCCTGATGGAAAAGGATTCGGAGTTCGTAATGCTCACTTATTAGCTGTGGCTCCTAATGCTAGTAGTGGTATTATTTGTGGTAATACAAGTCCTAGTATTGAGCCATATAGAGCTAATGCTTTTACTCAAAAAACTAAAACAGGTAGTTCACTACTTAAAAATAAATTTCTAGAAGAGAAGCTAGAAGAATATGGTGAAAACACCGAAGAGGTGTGGAAAAGTATTATAACTAAAAATGGAAGTGTACAACATTTAGACTTCCTTACTGATTGGGAGAAAAATGTATTTAAAACTGCAGTAGAACTTGATCAGAGATGGGTAATAGACCATGCGGCTGATAGACAGGAGCATATATGTCAGGCCCAAAGTTGTAACTTATTCTTCCCTTCAAATGTTTCGAAACAAGAATTACACAATGTACATATGCGTGCATGGAAAAATGGTGTAAAAACACTTTATTATTTAAGAAGTGAAGCAATAAAAAGAGCGGATGTAGTCTCGGATAAAGTGCTCAGAGAATACATCTTTGATTATGAAGATGAGTGCTTGGCGTGTGAGGGATAAAATGAGTTTATTACTACAAGAAAGAGAATTTTATAAGCCATTCAATTATGCTTGGGCTTATGAAGCATATAAAACACAGAATCAAATGCATTGGATTCCAGATGAAGTGAATCTTGCTGATGATTTGAAAGATTTTCGTGAGAATCTAAGTGAGGATAATAGATTACTATTAACTAATATCTTTAGATTTTTTACGCAAGCAGATGTTGATGTCGCAGGTGGTTATGCAAATCACTATCTACCGACATTCAAGCAACCTGAAGTAAGAATGATGTTATCATCATTTGCAAATATGGAAGCTGTACATCAAGACGCATACTCTTTGTTACTTGAAACACTAGGGTACTCTGATGAGGAGTATCAGTTATTTCATGAAATACAAGCTATGCAAGAAAAACATGAGTATCTAAGTAACTTTAATGTAGATACTCCACATGATATGGCAAAAACAATGGCTGTGTATAGTGCCTTTACAGAAGGTGTTCAGTTATTTAGTAGTTTTGCTATACTACTAAACTATCCAAGACATAACTTGATGAAAGGTATGGGACAGATAGTTACGTGGAGTGTGCGAGATGAAACACTTCATGTAGAAAGTATGTGTAGACTTTTTAAAGAGTTTATACGAGAAAATCCAGAACTATGGACAGATGAATTAAAGTATGATATCTACTGTGCTGCAGAAAAAGTAGTAGAGTTAGAAGATGCTTTTATTGATACTTGTTTTGCAAATGCAAAAATACCTGACTTAACATCAAGTGATGTAAAAGAATATATTAGGTATATTGCAGATAGAAGATTACTAAGTATTGGTATGAAGTCTATATTTCATGCAAGAACTAATCCTTTGCCTTGGCTGGATTATATTTTAAATGGTGTTGAGCATACCAACTTTTTTGAGAATCGTGCTACTGAGTATGCTAAAGCTAGTACGACTGGAAATTGGCAGGATATATTTAAATGACACAAATATCACAGCAACCAGCAACTCTTACCTTTAATGGAAAAGATTATATAATTCAAGAGCTACCACCTGAAGCACAATCCTGTTTAGTTTATATGCAAGAAATAGATGAAGAAGTAAAGCAACTAAACAGACAGTTGCTAAAACAACAACTTGCTAGACAGGGATTTGAAGGGCTTTTAGGAGAATATATTAAAGCTCAGGAAGATGCCGTTAAAGAACAAGAGGACAACAAAAAACCCGCTAATTAGCGGGTTTTTTCTAATTTATATTATTTACATCTAAGTCAGTTTTGTTACTAGGTTAAGATCATAAGCTTGTTGGACTTGTGCATCTTCCCCTGTAGCAAGCGTTATACCATTTGCATTACAATGCTTCATATTTATAGCAAGTATATCTTCTTTAGCTATTCTTGCTCTATTCGTTGCTGCATTTGTAATCCAATCATCAATATCAACCATAACAGTCTCTAAAGATTTTACTTGAGTATCTGTTAGTGTAACTGTATAATCTGCCATAATTTTCTCCTTTTATCCTATTAAAAATCCACCAAAGTGGTTTTGTATTGCTTGGGAGCCTGCCCAACCTGAACTTGTGTTTGAGTCATTTACAAATAATGTTACAAAGTCATTTGCCGCCAAAGTAATTATCAATGAACCGTCTACCCTATGATGTACTGCATTTATTTTATGTGATATAAAATCTTTTACTGATGAATTATTTTTTCTAAAAGACCAGCTCACTTGAGCGATGTTATTACTCGAGTCATGTGTCATAACACTTCCTGTGAAAAAGTATACACCCGCTACTGGAGCTGTAAACTTACCATTTGAAGTATCATAGTGACTTCCTACATTTGTATCAGCATGATCACAAACCCACACTTGGTCATCTGAAAGATATCCTGCATTACGAGCAACTCCAAACTTGGGCTGTTGCGGAGTTGTTAGACGCCCACCAGTATCAATATTTAGAGCGTCACTTGAACTTGCTCTGAGAGAAAGAGCATTATAAGCACTTGCTGTATCACTATATCCTATGATGTCTGCACGACCATCTGTATTATTTACAATAACCAAACCTTCGCCATTGCTACCCTCAAACGAACCAATGTTTGTGCCTGCTGATTTGACATGAAGTGGTCTTGCAGGACTTGTAGTTCCTATGCCTACGCTGCCACCCTCGGACATATCAATAGTCATGGCAGTTATTCCAGAACCACCGTCATTACCCTTAAAAACTAGGTCTTTATCTTGTACTTTTGCTTCTATTGCAAAGTTTGAACTAGAGTTTTCAAATACTCCAATTTCTGTAGAACCATCTTCAAAAGCTATTTGACCACCATCTGCGTTTAGTTTAATACTTGCAGGTGAATCTAGTGTTATGTTTCCTGAAGAAGTGCCTATTGTTACTGCCGCATCACCAGTAGAAATATCATCTGCTGCTGAGCCACCACTTGATGCAGCCCATGATATATCTGTTCCATCTGAAGTTAGTACAGTACCGTTTGATCCTAAAGCCAAGGCTGCAGGATTACCTGAAGCATCACCATATATTATTTTACCTCTTGCTAAACCTGCCATTTTAGCCAAAGTAACTTGGTCATCTGCAATATGTGCTGTATCTATACTTCCATCTGCGTAATGTTCGGAGTCTATTGCATCATCTGCAATTTTTGCACCTGTAATCGCATCATTTGCTATCTTTGCTGTTGTTACATTTAAATCTGCAATATGCTCTGTATCTATTGATTCACTTGCATAATGCTCAGAGTTGATTGTATCATCAGCAATCTTGGCACCAGTAATTGCATCTGCAGCTATCTTTGCTGTCGTTACATTAAGATCAACTATAGAAGCTGTTACTACTGCACTTGAAGCTAATTGATCTGCTCCTACTGCATCATCAGCTATTTTTGCTTGTGTTACAGCATCATCTGCTATTACGTTACTTGTTACCTTAGTTGTTGACATATCTTTATCCTTCTAACGTTGCTATTCTTGCCTCTAGTTCTTGTATTGTCTTGACCATTAATGGAACTAATTTACTATGATCTATACCTTGATACTCAGGTGCTGCTGCTTTTTTTACATCCCCGACACTTTTACCTTCGGGTATTTCATCACCGTGCTCGTATAAAAGAGCCTCACCCATTGCATCTTTCTCACCTGATACAGCTTCAGGTACTATACTTGAAACTTCGTGTGCTAAGAAACCTTCTAATAATGTATTTGTATCATCTGCTATCCAATTAAATCTAGCAGGTTTTAGTTGTTTAAGTCTAGTAGTGGCGTCCCATGAATAATCTATATTTTCTTTTAATCTGTAATCTGATGAAGTGTTATAAGTTGTTGAACTAGCATTAGCAACGATTGTACCAACTTCTCCACCACCAACTGTTCTTTCAAAAGCTAAAGCTTTATAACTAGATCCGACTTCTCCAACAAAAGTAGCATGAGCATTAATTGAACCACTACCATTATATGCTTGTCTTCCATTGGCATCTATTTTCAATCTTACTACATTATTAACTAAGAATTCAAAAAAGTTTGTTGATTGTTGATAGCTTATTCTTCCTTTAGCAGTAGTACCACCATCATTAAAAGCTATATTACCTTGATGAGTTGTTCCTGATTGAATTGTAATGCCGTCATTGTCGTTAGCATCACCTACTATTAATTTTTCTGCAAATGTATACGCTGATGTGGATGTTCCTATTCTTACGTCGCCATTGTTCTTCAAAGTCATTACTGCATCAGCATCAGTAGCACTAGTTTGATCGGCAGCACTATTTAAACAGAAAAGCATATCTCCTCTTGCATAGCTTACTGCTATGTCTTTGAATAGAATTGCCGCCTTAGTATTTGATGACTCTCCTGCTAGTCCTATACCATGATAATTTGCAGAATTATTAGTAGCACCTTCAATCCTCAAAGAGTAAGCATCATCAGTTGATGTTTTTATATGCAGGGGAGCAGTTGGACCTGCAGTTCCGATTCCAACTTTTTCATTAAAAATTGCCGCACCTGCATCTGACATATCAAGTGTAAGCGCAGTTATAGTGCTACCTCCATCATTGCCTTGAAAAACAATATCCTCATCTTGAGCAGTAGTGCTTATATTTAGATCGTTATTTGCACTTGAAAAATTACCAAAGACTGTGCCTCCATCTTTCAAATTTATATCACCGCCATCTGCATCAAGAATAATATCTCCTGCTACATCTAAAGTTAAATCTCCACTAGATAAATCAATTTCTGTACCACTTATAGTTAAATTGCCTTTTACTATATTTCCTGCAAACGTAGAGTTTTCAGAACTATCAATAGTTATAGCAGTTGCATTCGAGCTATCTACAATTCCCGGAGTGCTTGAGAGTTCTACTGGTATTTTTGTTGTCATATCTTATCCTTCTAGCGTTGCTATTCTTTCTTCGAGTTCTTGAATTGTTTTCACAAGTAATGGTATTAGTTTACTTTGGTCTATGCCCTGCATTTCGTCTCCATCTTTTTCGCCTGTAATTGCTTCAGGTACAACACTTTGTACTTCATGTGCCAAGAACCCATCTACTAATGTATTTGTTTCGTCTACTATCCAATTAAATCTTTTTGGTTTGAGTTGTTTAAGTCTTGTAGTCGCATTTGTCATATCAGTTACATTTTCTTTTAGACGATAATCTGAATTATGAGTAAAACCTGTTGTTGAACTAGTAATTGTTATAGTTCCAACTCTTGTTCCACTTGAATTTAAAAAAGCTATACCTTGTCTTTGAGAACTACTGGAGGCATCTGTATTTTTAATAATCATGTTGGCTTCACCGCCCTCTAGATATAAATTTTTTGTCGTACTAGCATCACCATTTTCGGGTGAACTATCTCCAATAGCGAGAACGCCATCATACATAAGACGCGCTTTTTCAGCCAGGGTGCCGTTGTTGCTTGTATGGAAAATCATATCTCCATAGGCATTAGCACCACCTGCAATCTGACGACCTTCTAATTTTGTTAATTTACCTTGTCCTGATTCAAAAAACAGATTTACTCTTGAAGGGTTATTGTCAACTGAACTTTTTAAAGTTAAATGCTCATATGTATCTGAGTTTGTATCTCCTGTTATGAAAGAACTTCCGTTAGAATTGAAAGCTATCTTGGCAACTCCTCCATTTTCAATTTGGAAATATCCAGTATCTACACCTGTGCCACTACTGGCAGCGGCACCCATAAATATCAGTCTTTCATCATTACTATGTATTGCTACACCATTTGTAGAGCCTTCTGTGTAAAACGTAAAATCTCGAGCTTGAGTTCCTACTGCTCCTACACCACCTGCTGCCCACGATGCTTTTCCTCCATTACTAATACGGTGTCTCTCTGTAGGACTATTGGCACCATCAGCAGTTGTTTTAAATACTAAAGCACCAGGAGTATCATCAGTTCCGGGAGTTCCGTCTATTTCTGCATGTATTGTTGCTGCGTAATTACTAGTATCTGTGCCATCATCTGCAAACCAATTAATTGTACCAATAACATCATTGTCTGAAACAGAAGCTGCTGTACCTATTGAACCCCCTCTTGATTTTGAAAGTGATATTGTAGGTCCAGAAGCATCATTACTGTACTTAAACATTTCCATGCCGGAAGTATCTGGTGTAGTTCCTGTCACCTGAAATACTCGGTGTTGTCCTAAACTAGCGTTGTGTCCAACGACAACAGCACCTTCACCACTATTAGAACCTCCATCAACAAAAAATCTATTAGCGTTCCCATTAGATTCAATTCTAAAATCTCTGTCATTACTTCCATCATTGATAACGATACCTGTAGCATCCATTACCAGTTCTTCTGTTCCTGCTATATCAAAACGTATCTTATCTTCGTCAGAACTTTCTTCTACCTGAATGAGTGTATCCCCATCAGCATCAATTAATTGATTAGCTGTAGTGCTTGTTGTGTTTGTTGCCGTTATGGCTTCTACAGCTACACCATTTGCAGGTGCTGTAGAGAATGTAAGTGTTGTACCAGATATACTGTAGTTTGCTTTGCTTTGATAAACACCATCAAAGAATACTGATACGTTGTTCTCATGTACTGGTGCAACTGATAAAGTTAATGTAGTATCAGAGCCATCTCCAGTCATTGTAGCTATTGAATTATTAGATCCACCTACAGTTGTCGTTGAATGATAGACAGTAATAACTCTACCATCAGCAGGAGCAGTCGCAAAGGTTAATGTAGTTCCTGAAACAGAATAAACATTCTGCGCTTGAAACACACCATCAACAAATACCATCAAATTATTTTCTGTATCTGGAGCTGTGCTCAATGTAAAGGTTGTATCACTTCCATCTCCTGTAAAGATGTTGGTGTCCATATTTGTACCTGAACCACCACCGATACTACCCCAAGAATCTGTATAACCTTCAAACTTACCTGTTGTAGAATTATATCTAAAATAACCTGCCGCAGGGCTTCCGGGTCTTTGTGCTGTTGTACCTACTGGTACATGTATTGAATCTGTGTTTGCACCTAAGTCTAATGAAACATCGGGCGAAGTTTGATTTATACCAACTCTATTCGCACTTACATCTGCAAATAGAACACCACTATCTACATTAACATCTCCTGAGAATGTCGCTGCTGCAAAGGTTGTAGGTGTAATGTTGGCTGAACCATCAAAGCTTACTCCTCCAATAGTTCTTGCATTTGCTAAAGCTGTAGCAGTAGAAGCAAGAGTAACTGTAGTCCCTGCAATAACTGAACTTAAAGCTGTGCCATTAACTGTAACTGCATCTGCTTCTAAAGTTCCATCAATATCTACATCACCTGATATGTCTAGTTCTGTAGCGACTATTTTATCATTAAAAGTAGCTGCACCTGCTGCACTACCATCAAGTGTTAAGAATGTGGTATCAGAACCACCATCTGTTCCTTTGAAGATAATGTCTGAATCATTTGCTTGTGCATCTATTGTAATATTACCTGATGTGGTTGCAATAGTAACTGCTGCATCACCAGTAGAGATATCATCTGCTGCTGAGCTGCTAGCAGTTGAATCAGTAAACTCCAATATTGAGTCATCTGATTTTCTAATATACAATTTCCCAGCAACAGCTCCTATAGCCAGTTCACCGACTGCTATATCGCTTGTTCCTGGGGCATTTGTATTAGTTGTATTACGTTTTAGTTTTATTACTTGATCAACCACGAGTTAACTCCTTATGAGAAGGTTCCTCCATCTATGGATTGCATTACAAAACCTGAACCATTTGAAGTCATTACAAAACCTGATGTACTTGCTGACGTAAGGCCTGTTCCACCACTACCTACTGCTATTGTTGTAGCATTCCAAGTACCAGTAGTTAACGTTCCTACAGCTGTTAGGTTTGTTAAACTATCAATTGCTGCTTCAAACGTATTCTCTGTAGTAGCATCTATCGCATCAACATTTTGAAGTGTTAAAGTTCCAGAGCTGTCTGAGAAAGGTGTTGAATCACCTACTGTAACACCAGTATTTCCAGTTTCAATATTCGCTTTCAAAGTACCAATAGTACCTGTGAATACACTTGAAGTATCAGTAGCATCTGGTATCATTACGAATTTTCCATCGGAATCATCAAATCCCATGAAAGCAATTTTTGCCCCAGAGCTATTATATTTTAGTTTTAAACCTCTGTCAAGGTTATCATCAGAAGAAGAAGACCCTAATTCAAATATTGGGTCTGCAACACTTACTGTAGTTGAGTTTACAGTAGTAGTTGTACCACTAACTGTTAAGTTACCTGTAACTGTTAAATTATCTCCAACGGTTACTTCTGAAGTACTGTGACCAAGTGTTATTGCAATGCCACTTGTTTCAGTAGCAATTTTTAACCCACCTGTTGAGTTTTCAATGAAAGAATCAGTTCCATCATGATATAGTTGTAAATCGTCGCCAGTTCCTAATTTAACTTTAGCGTCATCTGGCATATCAACATGAGTAGTTGGACTAAGAACTCCAGTTACTCCTAACGTACCAGCTATTGTAGCGTTACCAGCTATTGCAGTTGTTGAACTAGCAACTGTTGCATGCGGTGTTAATGTTATTTGTGCTACTGCGGAGCCAGAAATATCATTATTAATTGTTAGTGTATTTCCTGTTGCATTTACAAAACTCCAATCATCACCATTATCATCAGACTCATCTGCTGATAATAGTAGTGTAGCTGATTCACCTTCTGTTGCTGTTATAGATAAAGTATCTGCTGTTACTGCAACATCTCCAGTACCGTTTGGTGCTAAAATTAGATTTCCATTTGAATTTGTAGTAGATATAGTATTAGTATTAATTGTAACATTATCTACTGCTAATTCAGTTAAAGTGCCCACTGAAGTTACATTTGATAAAGTATCAAGTGCTGACTCAAAATATGTTTCAAAGTCAGTTAATGCAACTTGTTTCATAGTTCCATTATCATTTACAACAACTCTATCTGCATCTGCTAATGTAGTAGATGTAGCTGAAGTGCCACCATCCATTATGTTAAGCTCAGCTCCAGTTGCTGTTACTTGAGTATCAGAACCTGACGTACCTAAGTGTAAGGCTGCTGTTCTTATCTCTGAAGTTGATTTATTTGCATCTACAATTAGTGCCGAACTTGCTGTAGTTGTACCATGAGCATGATCCATTAGATTAGTAAAGTAATTACCGCCAATTACTGTTACTGCATTTGAGTTTGCTGGGTCTCCAATAAATAGACGTTGTCCATTATTACCTTGAGTTCCAGCTCCACCTGTAAATGCTAGTTCTCCAGCATTTAACGAACCGGGTGCGGCTGTCCCAGTACTTCTTTTAATTTTAATTATATTTGTAGCCATTTAGAATGAACCTCCGTCCATTGTGAGCATCGTTTCAGTCGTGCCCCCTGCTGCGGCAATAGTTTGCCAGTTTGAATCTCTATATACTTTTAGTTCATGGTCATCTGTATCATACCATAAATCACCATTATCAACCTGCGATCCTGAAGGTGTACCTGTTGATCTAAAATCGTCTCCTGCTAGTTCATCGATAGCGTCTTGCATATTTGTAGACGACATCTTTCCAGTAGGACTATAAACAATATCAGTAGCTACCGCTGCTGATAATGCTGTATTTATTGTTAGTGTTGTTGAGGTACCTGTTGCTGTTAAATTAGTACCAGTACCATCTGTTATTGTTAATGTAGTTGCCATTATCTAGTAACCTCTCTGCTAATAGTAGCTTTACCACCCATTAGTCTTGATACGACTGCATCTCCAGAAGTAAATACCTCTAAATCATACACATACTCTCCTGCCGTAACACTACTTGAAGTTGCTGCGGGAAGTTTCATTAAGATTTTTCCATTTGTTGGTGTAGGAATCGTACAAGTGAAACTAAATGCTGCACTTGAGTCTTCAATATCTGCTCTAGCTTGCGCTCGAGCCGAGTAAGTAGTTAAGTCTTTGACAGAACCATCTTCTTTTACTTCTATAGTAATGTTATAGTCTGATCCTTGGTCAATCTCAATATTGTAGTGTGCTGCTGCCATGTTCTTTTATTTTTCTCCTTACCCTAAATTATACTAAAATTAGGAAGCAATGTCAAGATAAATTTTTTGACACCTCCTCTAAAATTGAGAGTTATTTTGCGTTGATAGGGTTAAACTTTTGACTTATGTCATAAAATCGTGGCAGATAGCCACGACCATTATTAAGGTTTTACAAACTTGTCTTTTACAGCTTTTCTACCTAAGTAAAAATTCGATGTTTTTGCATCTTCACCAAGTTTTCCTGCTGCAATATCATGGTATAACAAGTCTAATTGTTCTGATAGGAGCGCATAGTAGCTACTACGTTTAGTTGCATAAGTTGCCCCTGATTTTGTTAAATTTACATTCATTCTCCATACCTCTTAACTGTTATAACTTGTGTATAATCATAGTAGTACTGTTTCTTTAATTCTACTGTAAAAGCCCCTGCTTCTTGTGCTGTTAGTGTTAATGTTGTATCAGACATAGTTCCTGCAGAAGCACCATCTAAAAAGACTTCTGTGCCTGCAGGTACGCCTGTTACATTCACAACAGCATCAAGTGCTGGTGTTGTAGTACTAAAAGTTGGAGTAAATGTACTCTTTTCTACAACTCCAGTTGCATCACTATTTATATAGTATTTTTCTCCTATCGGAGTTTCTGATAAAGTTAAAGAAACGTAATCATAATTATTATTTGATTTTTGTCCCGTTATAATAGTGCTGTCAACTCCTGCAGTTGCTGACCACATAATCTCTTTATCGCTGTTATAAAATATATGATAAGTTGCACTCATATGCCTCTTCCTCCTGTAAAGTCTGGTTGGTAAAAAATAATATAGGCAATGTAAAGATCATCACCAGTGCTTGTTGTTACTCCATTTGTTATTGTTCCAGACTTATTTTTAATTATTATAGAATTAGTATTAACATGAGACCAAGTAAGTCCTGAACCTCTTTCTGTTACTGTTGCTTGACCACTCGACTCTCTTTCTCTTTCGAAGAAAGATTCACAAGGATTAAAAACAGTTGTAGCTACACCTCCTGTAATAGATGTTGACCATCTTATAGCAACTAAAGGATTATACCCTAAATTATGTGTCTTTGTGACATCAGCACCTCCTGCAGAAATTATAAACTGTCCATAATCTTTAACTGCCCAGCCTGATCCTGTTCGTGAGTCAAAAGCCATAGGATTCGTAGTAGTTAAAACATCATCACCTGTTTTACTAACATAAAGTCCATAACCTCCTGTTGCTCTATTTCCCATTAATACTCTATTAGCCATTAGTAATCTGTCGCTCCTCCTCCAAGTGTTTTAAATACTGATATAGTAAATGTTGACCCTATGCCGGGCGCACTAGCTGTTGCTCCAGTTGCGCTAATACTTGAAAAATTAACAAACTCAACATTATTATTTGAAGCACTAGTCCCCAGTGCAAAACCTCCAAGTAAAAAGGGATCTGCCCCTAAATTAGTATAAGTAAGACTTGCTGTTGATCCCGCAGATATAGACACACTATTACTTACTACTGGAGCAGTGCTTCCTGTGCCGCCACTCCAAGGGACTGTTTGATGTATACCTTTTGAAACAAAGTTAGCACCTGTTTCTCCTGAGTCTGTCCAAAAAGTTAAATCATCATGGGCAGCAGTTAATACATCTGCTCCTGGTTCGGATACATATAATCCATATCCACCAGTTGCTCTATTTCCTATTAATATTCTATTTGCCATAATTATGTAAAGTAAGTGCTTGTCATATAGCCATATGCACAAGGTATTTTTAATACCACAAAGTTAATATTCGTACAAGCGTGTGCGCCCCCTGAGCCGCCCAGTGAGTTTGCTTCACCTGCTGTTCTTCTCCCTGTTGTAGGGTTATTTCCACTAGCCATTTGATGAGGCTGTATTGTTGTAAGTGTAGTACCTAATAAATCTACTCTACTTTGGAACTCATCATCTACACTTGTAAAGGCTGCTAAAAACCCATTCCAACTGCCTGAGTAGTCTTCCGAATGAATAACTAAAGGAATATATCCTAAACTTGGTTTTGTGCTACCTGTTGCAGTTACAAAGTTATGAGCAGAAGATAATGAAGATTTAAAACCTCCTGCATATACTTGTCCTGTTCCTCCTGTTTTTTGAGTAGAATCAAATAGTAAATCTTTTTTATCACAGGTTAGTACATTACTATTTGCTTTGGAGACATATAATCCATAGCCTCCATCTGATCTGTCACCTGCTAGTACTCTATTTGCCATATTAGTCTGATATTACAATTCTTGTGTTTGCGTTGTCAAGTGTTATATTTCCTGAAGTTATTGTAGTGCTGCTTAACGACCAGCCTCCTACACTTCCGCCTGTTCTTGTAGCTGTATTGCCTTGAAAGCCACTATCATTACTTAAGTCAGATATATTTTTACCTGAAATACTTATTCTTCCCGCTGCAACTGTTCCTGTTGTTATTCTTCCACCATCTATTGTTGTTGAACCACTTGCCCCAACATCTGCTGCTTGTAGTGGTGAAACAGTTGTACTTCCGTCTGAGAAAGTACTTCCACTTGTAAAAGTTATAAGTCCACTAAATCCTATACCCTGTTGTGAGGCTTGGAAAGTAAGGTTACTGCCACCAGAAGCTGTTCCACCTCCTGCTGTATTTTCTTCTGCTCTAAAGTATGAATACCAGTATTTATTTGAATTACCTGCTGCAAATGTTGGTGGAGTTGTTGCCCACCCACTTGTTAAATTTGTAAAAGTATTATTTGTAAGGTTATAACTGTCTGCAGAAGGAGTACTTGGTTGACTTGATGAAGATGCTTGATGATAGACAAAGCTTACGACAGTTTGTGGTCCAGCTGACCCTGCGTTGCCTGTTGCTCCCTGTGCTCCATCAGCTCCTGCTAGTCCCGGTATGCTACCAAAGTGTTCTAGTAAATATGCACTACTTGCTGTTCTTGTAATTTTTGATACTATCGTGTCTCTTGCAAAATCAGGTTTAAAACTTTGTTTATAAGCAAACTTGCTACTAAAATCTTTTGTCACAACACCTTTTACTAATAAAGAAGTATTACTTACAACTTTATCAACATATCCATACCATGCTGAACTATTTTCTGCATAGTCATTTGTACTACCAAGTCTAATCATATCCCCTACACCAAAGTCTGAAGTAAAGGTTGTACTAGAGCCTGTTACAGTACTACTATTTGCTTCTGCTGTTATTGTACCAGTAACTAAACTTAATCCAAGATTACTTGCCCCTACTTCTTTCCACCATGTAAAGCTACCTGCAGTAGTTCCAGCTCCCGCATGAAATGTAGTATCTGTTTTTTGATCCAAAGCTTTCCAAGGGTCAGAAGCAGATGCACTACAATCAAAGACTGCAAATCCCACACCATTAGAAGCACTTAGTCCAGAAAAGGATTGGGTTCTTTGAGCATGAGTTGCATCAGTCTGAGTAATATTATACTCTTGTCCCGCTGCATCTGTAAATGTATACGTAGAGTTTGCTATATTATAGGCTCCTGCACTAGTAATACTTATAGGAGAGGTCATAGTACCTCCTACTGATAAATTACCTCTTGAGGTTGCTTTGACTAATCCCGGAGCTCTAACTGTATTTTCAAAACTTGTCCATTGTGAGGTAGCTCCTGCATTATTAACAGTTCTTACTCTTACATTGTGTGTACCACCAAGTACATTCGCAACTTCAAAACTTGTTTGGCTGCCGGGAACCTCTACAGTAATAAATCTTTCAGTACGTTGATTTGCTCCAAAGGTATGCTCAAGTTCAAAATATGCTAAGTTTGGATATGGAGTAACAAAGCTAGATACTTCTGTAAAACTAACACCTGTAGCATGAGTTTTAGCTGTAGTGCCTAATGAACCTCTAACAGCAGTTATATTATTACCACTTTTTGCAGTCCAATAGACTACTTCTTCATTTGATGTACCTTTTTCTATAATACCATAGCCTTTATCTGTTGTTGCTGCTGCCCCAAGTGTAATTGTAGTTTCTGTTTTGTCTAAGGGCTCATTTACAAAACTATTAGCTAGTACATTACTTGCTAGTCTTATTGTTCCTGGCATTTCCCATTCGATTACAGCTTTTAGTGTTCCTGTTAAAGTTTCCCCATCATTTGTACCGTCTGTATCTGTATCTGCTGAAACTTGTTGAAGGCTAAATGTTATACTATCAGGGCCTGGAACTGGATTTTTAATAGCTTGAGAGGTTGCTCGAGTATGATCAAATAAGACACGCTCTGTTTGAGTTGCAGGTGTTACTTTATAATCTTTTTCTACGAGGTCATACTTTTTATCATTATAAAGACCTGCAGCAATACTAAAAGTGCCTGCTTCATTTTCATCTATTCCTAATACTCTATATTGTTTTGCACTTCCTGTTACCTCTGTATCATTCTTTTGTGCTGTTAATGCCCAAATAACTTCTGCATTAGGAACTGCAGTAAACGCACTACTAACTGTTATATTACTTCCTGCTGCTATAGTGCCTGCTGAAGTACTTATTGTTTGTTTTTCTACTCGAGAATGTTCAGACCATGCAAGTATTACTTCATTATTACTATCATCTTTTACATTAGAGGCTTTGGCATGTGTGTCTATTGCTGCACCATCTTCATCAAGCAGTACTAAGTCTCCTCTTGTATAATTAGTGCTGTTTATTGTTGCTGAATCTTGTTCTAAATATGCTCCACCAGCAGGGTATACTAAATGTAAAGTATACGTTGTATTTGATGCAAGAGTTACTGCTCTATCCAAAGTCACTACTGTTGTGCTTACTCCTGCTTTTATTCTACCACTAAATTGAACTGAGTCAAGATAATGGTCTTGTATATTAATAATATCACCAGGCCTTATGAAGCCTGCATTCACTGAAGTAGAAAAAGAACAAACTTCTGTTTCTATTTTATCAGTTAAAAGTCTCCATTTACCAAGTCTATGCGCTTGCCCTTCACTTGTACAACCAAAAGCGGACATTTGAGTAGAGTTTATTCTTCCTGTATCTATTATATTATCCACATCATCTACAATATGAGATTTTGCTCTAAATTGGTCTTGTGGGTCATTCCATTTTACAACTATTTGATTTGGACGAATACGCTCTGAAGTGCTTTCATAGGCAAACTCTCCATCAATAACATTACCTTGAGTAAAATTATAAATAGGCTCTTTTGGTCTATCTTGAACAGCAACAAGTTCGCCGTCCATCCAATATACCATGCCTCTGAATACTCCTGCTAAGTCTTTTAATACTTTGAAAGCTTCAGTTGCTTTATTAATATAAGCATTACAAGTAAAACGAGGCTCTTGTCCTCCCTTTCCATCATCAACTAATTCATCACAATATCTTGCAATCTGATACAAAGCATATTTATCTACAAAGTTTTCAGCAACTAATTCACCAAGTCCATATCTATGGTCAGTAATAATATCATAAAATATCCATGCTGGATTATTAGTATAAACTTTATTGTGATTAACGTGTCCAACAGCAAATGTAGATTCATCTCCTCTAAAATTACCATCCCAGTCTTGGTAGGTACTTTCGGTAGAGCCATCTGATACATTTCTTTTGTATGAAGCACTTATATCATCTGTTTCATCTCTTGTAAGATAATTAGTAGGAACTTGAACTTTTTTACCTTTTATATGATAACTTCTTTTTGGTTGACCAGAAAAATCTTTAGCGTTAAAACTTACTGCTCCAATAGCAGTAAAAGGATAAGAAAACTTATCAGTAATTCTTGCTTCAACAAACTTTATAAAAGACTCATTGAGATTATCATGATGCTCTTGTGGTTTATTAGGTTCATTGACTCTTTGAAACCTTAGCCTCCATGTATCAAAAGGTTTAAACTCCTCTACATTAAATAAATATGGCTCTTGAAAAGCTTTTTTAGTTTTATTTATAATATATCCATCGTGTAAAGAAAGAGTAGACCTGTCATTAAAAAATTCAAAACCATCTGTTCTATTTATAATCTCATTATCTGTTGGTCCGACAAGTCTATTAGAAAAGTAACTTGAGCCGCCGTCTCGGGAATACTCAAAGTCACAGGTAAATTCTACCCACGAATTATATTCTGTTCCTGATTTTGTACTGATGGCAAATAACTGAGGCATCTCTATTACAAAAAATATTTCATCAGTTTCGGCTGGATTTGGTATTCCAACCTCTGAAGAAGTAACAAGATGATCACTTACACCATTGGTGCTATCAAAAGTTGCATTTTGATCCATTCGTATATTTGGAGCGTGTACAAAACTTGCAGTAGGGTTGCCACCATTTCGCATCTGTATTGGACGCTGATGCCTTGTTCCTGACCTAAAAGAGTATTGTAGGTCATTATAATTTGTTGGAGGACTTGAATTTGCGTAAGTTGTGTGATCTGTTTGAGGAGCAGTTAAAGTTGCAGCTACTCCTGAAACTGTTGTTGTTGCTGCGGTTGTTATTGTAACTTGATTACTGCCAACATTATAAGCAGTAATTACACTTACTAAATCTATTGCCCCTGATACTCCACTTACTGTTGTTGCAATAGGTGGAGATACTTGAGCTGATGTGCCACTTGTGTATGCTGTAATATACCCCACATAAGGTCTTCCATCTTCCCCTGCTCCTTCAATTTGTATACGAGCAGCACCTTCAGCATGCATACTTGCTGATGCCATTCCTGAAGTAAACCAGCTACTTGAAGCTGTTAATGTAGTTGTCCCTGCAGTTGCACTAAAGATACTTGATCCCTGTTTTCCTGCACCTTTTATTAAAATTTTTCTAGTTCCACCGTCTACATCTGCAAAGTCTAATGCTCCTGTAGCTACCGTTACTGTTGTGCTTCCTGCACTTACAGAAGCTGTAGTATTTATTGCATTAGTCTGTTTATAAATATCTGTATCTACAAGAGGTACATCATCAAGAAAAATACTAGCTGCTCCATTTACTAGTCCCTCTATAGGGCCTTCTGTTAATGCATCATATACTAAAGCTCGTTGTCTAGTTTCTCCGCTCATTGATCGATGAGCTGTTCCCAGTTCTGCTGCTAATTTACGTTCTGCCTCTTGTCTAGCTTTTGCCAACGCTTGTTGTGCACTCATTATAATTCCTCCACATCTACGTGACCATCGTCCTCACCTAGAGGAGCGTTTCTATTCCAACCTGGCCCCCACTCAGTAGCCATAAAAGAACTATAACTTGCATTAATTAAGTGTCCACCTACTTGCATCTCTCCATATAATATAGGAACAGCGCCACCTTGAACAGTAGTGTTCATTGGTCCGCTAAATAAGTGTGAGTCGTCTTCTCCTTCTGCAGCATCAGGCGCCATTATTTCTGCAAGAGTTCTTAATCCTAAAGATGTTCCGAGTGCCATAAGTGTATATCCTGCTATTTTTGCTCCCGTACTTGCTGCTGTATATGTAGCCACAGCAGTTTGACCCGCCTCAAATGAAACCATCTTTGGTCCCATCATGTAATATCCACTTACTATTAAAGCTGCTGCTAGTATAAATTTTCCTACTTTACCTTTTGAACCTGCAGGAATAGGAGTTACAATTATATCCTCTTCTCCTAACGATAATAATAATTCTGTTTCATCTATAAACTCTTCTCCTCTTTGTATCGTAAAGTTAATATCATTCTCTATACAGTTTTGCATATAAGACCTAAAACCTTGTCGTTGACATTCTATAAGACGAAAAATATCTTGAACTTTATTTACGTTCATAGACCATTTTTCGCCAAAGCGCTCTCCGAGTTCTCCTTTTAAATGTACTGTTTGCATTTTTCGTTTCTCAATATTTTTGTTTTGTACTTTCCCCAAAAAGGGTATAATAATTCTCTACATGATAGTCTATTGTAAGCATGATGTAAAAGTAAATCATCACCTAAATAGACTCCACAGTGATTTGGTACACTTGACTCTACATTAAAATATAATAAATCATTTTTAAGCAAACTTCCATCAGTTGCTTCGCTCCACCCTTCATAATTTTGCCAGAGATCGCCAAAGTAATCAAGTCCCTTATCGTACCAGTTATCTTCAAACGCATATCTTGGCATTTGAATTTCGAATTTTTGATAGTATGATTGTACTAATGAAAAACAATCATTAACACCAAATTCATATTCTCTTCCAATTAAAGGACGGTCTACTCGGTTTGGTTTTAAATGTTCAAGTTGTATTTCAGGAATACTAATTATATAGTAATCAAGATTTAATCCATTACACTGCTTCACATCTGTTTCACTTGGTTCTGGACTTGCATCAGGGTGACTATGCACGACTGCTACTATATCTCCTTGATAACTTGCTTTTATATAATCTCTTGAATCAATTATAAAATCATCATCATTTTCTGCTACATTTTTACAAGGAAACCATTTAGATTTACCTTTTACTATTGCTATGACACCACAACCTTCTCTAGGATATTCAGCATCAAAGTGTTCTATTATTTTTTCAAAGTGTGGTTCTATTATCATGAACGAGTTTTAGTTCCTGGGAACCCTCCAAATGGTAACATTTCATCTTTTTCTGTAATAGTTTTACGAACACTACCATCTATTGTTGCAAAACTACTTCTAAATCTTTTTGCACACCCACTTACATTTTTTGAACATTGGTCACCTAACTGCCAATGGTCTCCAAAATCAGGAGTGCTTTTATGGGCACTACCAGTTTGTGTACTACCTTTTATCTGCCAAAGTCTAACAAAGTCATCATCTGATCCTCTATCATAAGTCACATACTCATTATAGTTAGGATCAGTATACGCCTTATAAGTTGTACTCGCTGAATAAGTACCATACACTCTAATTCTTCTAAAATTTGCATTTGTATCTGAAGGAGTGCCAGGATTACTTGTAGTTACTGTAGCTTGCCAATAATCATACGCAGTTTGTCCTGTATTTAAACTTCCATCAGTATTAATTTGAGTAAGTCCTGTTTTATCTGTTCTATAATAAAATCCTAATGTTATACTTGAAACTGTTGTATTAAAAGTAGCACTTGATGTTACTACTTCTTCGTCTTTTTTATTACAGTATATAACTCGAACAGTACCATCAGTATCTGTGATTCGACCATATGTATTCCAGTTACACCCACCTCTTTTATTAGCAAGTGAAAGTTCTGGGCTTGCTCCTTGATACTTCCATGCACACGCATTTCCTGTTATTCTTCGTCTTGGAAGTTGAACACCAGCTAAATCAAAAGGAGAAGCTAGTTCAAAAGTTATGTGTGTTGGCGTCTTTTCTGCAATTCTATCAATAAACCACATTTGTTGTGGAAACTCAACTGGTGGGTTTGCATCTCCTGATTGTCCTACACAATATTTATATAAAGTAGTTCTTCTATAAAGTTTTTTACCCAGTAAGTCTTCATTTGTAAGACCTCCTAGAGCATCACCAAAAGTTGAAAGAATGTTTGCTACTCGTACTGTAGGTCTTGCAGTAGCTCCTGCTGATTGCAAGTTTACTCCATCAATCTCAATAGGAAGAGCAGTATAAGTACGAATTGTACTGGGACTTGTTCTATCTCTAAATTGAATTGTGGACAGATCAGCTTCTAATCCTGAATGAAAATATGCTGAACTTGAACTTGAAAGAGCAAGTTCAAAAAGTTGAATATACGCTGATCCTGGATCTTGTTTTTGTACATCTTGTATTGCAGTATTGGTCATGACTCATAAACTCTTCTAAATTTTGCTGAACACCCATAAAAGTCTCCATATTTATAAGCTTGAGACCATGATGGGCATATTACTTTAATAGTAGTTTCTCCACTATTATTTGAATCTGGTATTGTAAAGTCAAATTTTGTAACTCCACCTTTATCTGTAAAAAATGCAGTGATATCATCTATTTCTTCTTTTGTTCTATTATCAAATGAAACTGAGTATTCTTGCGTAAGATTATTTATACCTGCTGCGAGTCTTTGCTCATATCCGTCACCAAATTTTGCCAATAAAACATTTGGTGTAGATGATGAAGTCATCATCTTATCTGGCCTTCTAACTGTGCTTGTTAAATCTGTAAATCCTAGTGCCATTATGAAACTCCAAATGGGCTCAACATTCCGCCCGGCCTTTGCTGTTTATGTAATTCTTCTTGAACTGCTACAGATATAGCTCTACCTAATTGTGCGGCTCTATCTCCGCCATTTGCTTCTAGAGATGAAGTTGCTGATCCGTCTGCTGATATATTTACTGTAACATTCGCAGTTCCACTTCCACCTTTCATTTGTACAGGTATACTTCTTCCATCAGGTAAAGGTACTACTGCTTCGTTATATTTTCCTTCTCCAACCATATAAGTTGGTTCAGTTACAATTCCACCACTTCTATATCCTGGAACTTTACGCTGTCCTGCTCCTTGCATATATCCACCACCTGCTAAAAAGGAAGCGAAGTCGGTGCCTGGAAACATAAAACTTAATATTTTTAAAGCCGCCATTTTAGCTAATATTTGTGCTATTGCTTGTAAAACTGATTGTGCCATATTTGCAAAAGCTTCTTTAACAGTAACAGTACCTTGTATTAATCCATTGATTGCTGTTGTTAATCCTGTAGCAAATGTATCTAAAACACCTTGTTGTAATTGTGTTAATAGACTTGCCTCATCTTCTGCAACTTGAAGTTGTGCCCTTAGTACTCTTAGCTTTGCATTTTCTTGTTGTATTGCTACATCGTCATCGGTAAGACCTTTCTTTTTCAACTCATCTCTTAATGTTTCTATAGAAAAGATCTGTGCTTCGATATCATTTACTTTTCCCATTTTGTTAACTTGATCTGCAAGTATCTTAGGCATTCCTCGAGTTGTTTCAATTAAATTGGCTTGCAGATTTGTTCTCTTTGTCATCATCTCAACTTCAAGTTTGTGCATTCTTTCAGCTTCTGTTGTTAAAGCTGCTCCGATTTGTTTCAACTGCTCATCTGTTACAGTTGTTGCAGTTGCACTACCTAAAATTTCTGCAACTTTCTCTTCCCCTAGCATAGCTGTTGCTGCATCTTTGTAGCTGCCAAATTCAGTTCCAAACTTCTCTCTATTTAGTTCTCCACTCAGTAAAAGTGCTGCTGATTCTGTAAGTGCTTCTCCTGTATCTTTTATTGATTTAGTTATTGTTGATAATCCTGTACTACCTTGTTTAAGTCTATTGAGTGCTAGATTCATTTCACTAAAAGAGTTTGTTATTATTTGAGTAGTTTTTGCAAAAGGTTGAAGCTTTCTTGTTGCTTCTGTACCGTTCTCTTGTAAATCAAGAAGTATGTCATCTAAAACTTTGAATGTTGATTTAGTAGCAGTTTTTGCATCTGCATCGTCTATAGCCTTCGTTAATTCTGCTATTGTTTTATTGACTCCTTTTGCTAACTCTCCTTTGGGATTTAATAACTTCAGTTGGTTTTGTAAACCTTCAAGAACGCCTTCAGCAATCTCTCTTTGATTGTCTGTAAGTCCTGTATAATCTCTTGCTATACTTCCTGCTTCACGTCTACCTGCCGACATTTGTTTCTCTCCTAGAGTACCACCAAATTTACCAAAGTTATCAGCCACTCCTGCAAATGAAAAGTTTGAGAAAAAGCCTCCTGCTTGATTAATTGAATCTAAAAGATTTTTTCTTTTCTTCATTTTTCCAATTAGTCTATCTGTTTCTACTATTTGTTCTCGTAATTGTTTTATTATTGTTTCTTGTTCTTCTATAAATTTTGCCTGTGCGGGATCATCGACAGTATCAAAATACGACTTAATTAAAGATATGACAGTTACAAATAAACTGATATATCCTACAGCAGATACTACTTTTAAAAGACCTGCCTGTAAAAATTTCATTGTTCCTATAAACTTTCCATATTCTGCTTGCATTAGTGCTAAATTTGCTCTAAAAGTTAGTGCCATTGAGCTAAAAGCTCCTGCACTATCTGCTCGTAGTTGAAGATTATGCGCTTTTAAAATATTTAAACTTTTCAGTGATTCAGTTCTTCTAAAATTTTCATAGTTGATAACTGTAGATTTTTTTGCATTAATTGATCTTTCTAATGATTTGAAGTCTGCTGATGTTGCTGTTCCTGCAGCAAATCTAGGTGCTGCTTTTCCTGTATAAAATCCTGCAATCTGACCCTGTGCCGCTCTACCTGCTTCTCTTACATCTATTGCTGGAAGTTGAGGTGTTAGCGATTTTAATATACTACTACCAAGTAGTATAAAAGCTCCTGAAAGTGCTACTACGTTTTTTGATAGTCCTGTTGCTATTGGTTCAAGTCCTTTTGCAAGAGTTATTTTAATTGTGTTTAATAAATCATCAAAAGACTTTAACATCTTTCCAAATTGATTTACCTCTGTTTCTAAATCTGCAAACTTAGACTCACCTTGGGCAAGTACTTCATTTGTTATTGCCTGACTTTTTTCAAATATATTTAATTGATTTGCAGCCTTTCCTATTTGTGCACCATATTTTTGTGCAGCAGTTTCTAGTCTAAGTATAATACCTAATTCGTCTAAAAGTTCTGGTTCACCTTTTGTGGCACCTCTTATTAAACGATTCAAAGAGTCTGTCAAGTCTCTTCCTAAAGCTATAGAAGCGTTTCTTGCTAGTTCTCCTAGCCTTCCAATTTGATCGGCTGTAAGACCCGCAGCTCTAGCAATCGCTACGGATTGTGATGCTTCTGCAAATGCAAGTTGTCCATCAGTAGCATCTTGTAATCTTGTGGTTAGTAATTTTAAGGATTCGCCTGTTATAGTTGCATATTCTTGTTGTCCTTCAATTAGTATTCTATAATCGGCTGCTTGTGCTAAGAATCTAAAAGCGGCTCCTACTGCAAATATATTAGCAGCTAATACAGCATAGGCAGGCACAAGCCCCCCAGTTAATCCTTGAGACATTTTTGAAAAGTTTTTAGTAGAGTTGCTAGATTGAGCAGATAAGCCTTTCATGGCTCTATCAGCACCTGCTGCATTAGCCCCTACATCACCTAAGCCTTTACTGGCTTTTCGTGCTTTTTTATCCGTTTCTTTTAGCGACCCGTCATCTGTGACTTTGACGCCAACTTTTACTTCATTATCCTTTGCCATTATCCTTTAATCATCTTTGTGCCTGGTGCTTGTGAAGATCTTTCACGTGCTTTCCTTTGTTTTTCGCCTTCTGCATTAATCTTTTTAGAATTAAAATGTTCTATATACTTGAGAAAAGTTGCTACCTCTCTTTTATGTTCTACATTAAAAATATCTAACATTGTACTAAGAGCTGACCAATCTTTGCCCATATATGTTCCACTCATTCCGTCCCAACGGTCAGGAAGCATTGCATGTATTGCAAAAGCCTCCTGTACTTCCAACGGAAAGTGATATACTTCTAAAGGCGCTTTGGAGGGATCAGGTTCTCGCCCTAATCTTTCCATTACTACTACATATTCTTCGTAGCTTTTAAATTGTGAATTTACATTATAATATTGTTCAAGTAATTCACCTACGTAAGTTACTTGATCATAGTAAAATTTTCAAGATCACCTACTGTTTCTGTTACCCATGTATCAAAGTCTCCTGAATTTTTCATTAAGATTTCGGCATTTTCTTTTGAAAAGGGAAGTTCATCTTCTAAGTTTAAGTTCTCTGTTTCTATTAAAATTAGTTGTCTTAAGTAGTCATACTTTAAACCTGTCCAATTTTTTATAACTGAAGAAACATACTCTACTAAGAAAGTGTCTTCATCTAGTTGTTCTTCAAATGCTCGAGTTTTCTTATTAAATTTTTGCTTAAGACACTTACTTCTAAGTTTTAATAATTCTTCTCTTGCTAAATAACAAAGATCAACATTGAAATCCTGCATACCTGGAAATTCTATAGTGACTGTTTTACTTGAAGTCATTAAAGAAGATAACGATACGGGTCCTGTTTTTGTTTGTTCTGTCATGCTGGTTCCTATTTTAAGGGTTAATAAAAGTATCAGGGCGGCGGGTAACCGCCCAGATACACTAGTTTACGCGTTAACGTCTTTACCTACAAATTGAAATACTGAGATTTCGTCTGTTGAGTCAAAGTCGCTCGGTAACGCATGGAAATTAGTTTCCAAAGAAATTACTTCATCAATTGAATGAGTTGGTACTTCTAAGTGACAAGTTGGCATTGTAATAATACAATGCGGAGTGCCACTTCCACCAATATCAAAACTTAAACTAAATGAGTTTTGAATATCAGAAGTTGCCTCTACGATATCCTCGTAGAACTCTGCGCTTGAGGTACCACTTGCATTATCTAGGTAACAAGTAAAGTTACCATTAATAGATTTAGTACCTGTAACGTGACCTAAAGGTTGATTTACTACGCCAAGAGTCTCAGGTGTTAAGTAAGTAAGATTATTACTCCATGATATATTTCCACCTGTAAGAGTAGAAGTATATGTTACTGAACTTCCTGAAGCGTCTCCACTCATTGTTAAATCAGATATTCTGTTACGAATAAATCCTGTAGTGTTTGACACGCCTTCATTAATAAATGCAGATGATGATGATAAATTAAGAGTTGCTTCCTCTGTAATTAGTTTTCCGTTTCCAGACCAATTTACAGTAGCAATTCCATCTAAATCAAAGTCAAATGAAGCTTCTCCAATTGAACAATCTGTTAGCTTATATATCATCTGGTTTGCAGTTGCGGCCCCAGTTGTATAATTATAAGCTGTAGCAGCTTGAGAGGCTCCCATTATGAAGAATAAATCAAAAACACCTACGGTAGCTTTATTTGCTGTGCTTTGAGTTATATCTAGATTTGTAGTATCTGAAGTGATACCTGCATTTCCAGTTTGTCCAAAGAACATTGCCCATAGTGCTTCTGTTACTTCACAATGTGCTCCATCTGTAGCACTTGCTTTTCCTGAAGTACCTTTTGTACCTCCAGCAGAAGTAAAAGGCATCATATAAGTGGAAAAACTCCACTCAACTGGTGCATATGAGTCGTTAAACATTGCACGACCTCTTCTACTAACGCCTGATGTACTTTGTGCTTCATTCAAAGTAATTTCACTAGTATTTGTTGCTTGAGAAAACGAATAACCATCTAGTACAGGTATATCATAGTACATACTTTTAGTTCCTGCAGATGACTGCGGTATATGTGCTATGACTTTCGTATCTCGAGAAAAATACAATTTAGTTGCCATTATAGTCTCCTATTTGGCTTGAAAAGCGAATACGTTTGCTTTTGCTAAAATACTCGGTTTTCTAATATCGCACCTCTATTATCATTTCGCCGATGCCGAGAGGTGCAAGCACTCCTTCGTCAGTATCTATTGATATTACTGAAATTTGTGCAACACCGGCGGTTCCATATGAGTCTAGATAAGTAAATTGAGGATTCTCATCTAGTACATATTCTACATCTTCGAGAAGTAAGCAAAGACCCTCTATGGGATCTTCTTGATTTACATAGCCTCGAATTGTAACTGTTAAAAATCTCCATTTTTGTCCACCTCCATAATACTCTCTGGTTTCTGTACCAGCAGATAAATGTACAGCTGGAAAAGTATCAATTTCATCCCAAAACTTCATAGTGGGAAAGACTTGCTTAGCTAAATTAGTTCTGTAGTCTCCTGACCCATCAATATCTTTTAGTTTATCTACTAAAGCATTTAATATTTGTGATCGTCTTGTTGATATACTTCTTGACATTATACTCTCTTAGTTCTTACCAGGCCATATTTTGTGCCCATTATTTCTTGAGCTATTTCTCTTATTGTTCTTCCTATTATTCTTTTTGGGTCTCTACCATGAGAAGCTAAAGGATTGCCATTCTCAGGCTCAAATACTGCATAAGGATCTTTTTGATAGGTATATTGAATTTCTACAGAATTTGGCATTGGGGACACATTTGTTACTTCAGCACTATTTGCAAATCTACCTGTTCTATTTTCTAAAACTCGTGGATATGGCCCCATATTTTTTATAAGTTCTGTTGCTAAAGATTTATTAAGTAAAGCTACTAATCCTACGGGGCTTGAAGCTGCTGCAGAAGTTCTTTTACCTTTTCCTGTTTTTGTTCCTGTTATCTTGACTGGTGCTCTCGAGCCCATTTTACGTCTAACTATATTTTTACGACCTTTTTTGGCTTTACTTGTTGCTTGAGTTTTGCTTTTAGCTCTTTTAACTACTTGGCTTTTACCTTTAGCTATTTTTTTCTTTTTATTTGCACCTTGTACAAGCCTTTTAACTACTTGTTCACCTGCTAACTTTTTTGCACGAGTTATTGAATTTTCTGATCCTTCAAAAAATGCAAAATCGTCTGCATCTCTTTTTAACTGCTTAAGAATATCTGCTTCCAAATCGTCTCGAATATCTTGTAATAGTCTATCAAGCACATGAGTTAGATACGTCCAGCCCTGACCTGATCTATCATAACCTGTCATAGCATCAAGCTTTCTATGTCCAAGAACGACACGAATAACATTTTGATCGTTCATCTCTGCAGGCCGACTCTCAGTAGGTCTTCTGGCATGTTTTTTTGCGTCCCAATATCCTTTTGCCTCTAGTTTATCTCCGAGTCTTTTAAAAAATATATCAGAATAGGTAGTAAGCTTATCGTTATCATCTATTCTTTCCCCGAATGTAACATCATCTTCATCAATTTTTTTATATTTGTCAGATGCGTCTCCAAGTCCTGTAAGTCCATAAGTAGTTTTTGGATCAGCTCCAGTAACTCCTCCATGATGTCCAAAAATATTAGAGTTTACGCCTCCTGCTCCTCCTCTTAACTGCTTTTTCTTTGTCTTCGCTAGTTCTTCATTTACGGCGTCGAGTCCCATTCTTTTCGCTTCGGTTAAAGCGTTTGTAAATTTATTAGTTTGCCAATTAAACTCATGTTGATTGAGCATATAAATAACTATACCTTTATCGTCGTCGAACTTTCGAATTTGTAGTACATCGTCAGGGTATGTTGTTACTCCATCTGACTTTCTCATACCTCCAATTTTGTCGTATAATCTATCTACAATTACTTTGCCGCCTTCCTTAAATGCTTTTTTTAACTCCCTTCCTTCTGAAGTACGTCTATCTATTTTTTTATCTAATCCGTGCTGCGCTTGATACTCTATAAATAAGGCATCTATATAGTCGTCCACGTGAACAATAATTTCTTGTTGATAAGTTTTTGCTAACTCTTCTCTACCCTTAGTAGCTGAAATTTCTAAGTATCTTTCAAGTTCTTTTTGTAAGCTTTCTCGAGCCATTATACTAAATCTATAATTTTATAAAGGTCTAGTACTCGTTTTATGTGGTCTGGAAATCCAACATCACCTTTTATCGAGGTAGTACCTTCATTTCGTAGGGTGGTTCCAGCAATTGATCTTTGCGTTTTCCGTTCATCTTTTAGGTAATACGTTATCAAGTCAAAAACTGCCAACTTTAAATCAGTTGGAACAGATTCATAACCTGCAGTATATACTACTTTTACGGCAGCGAACCCTTTTTTAAAATATTTTACACTTTTTTCACCATCTATCCTGTAAATGCGATCATGTTCAGTATCTACGTAATAATCTTCATTTGCGGTTAGAGTTGTGTAACTATCTGCTATTGAGTCTCGTTCCGATAAGGCAGAAACAGCATTTAATGGAGATTCTGTAACAAAAATCTCCGAAGTGAGTGTGTCAGGAATATCAAAGTACTCTGTTTTTGATGACGAGTAGAAATCTATGATAGAACTGCCACAGTAGGTTTTAACAAGCTGGCTAATAGAAGTTACAAGGGTATCGATTTTAGCATCGTCCTTGTTGTGTTCTATTTTCATATAGTCTTTATAATTTTTAGTAGTAATTAAATTAGCCATTTTATTCCTTGTTATGGATAAACTCGGGAGGGCAATTACCCTCCCAAGTCACCCAGCATATTTCAACATATCCACTTGCGTGGTATAATTTGTTAAAAAACTTAAAGTTATCTTTAAGAAGCTTTATACATAAGTCCCCACTTAGAAGTAGCTCCATCAATTAAGTCTTGGAAGCCAATTCTTTGTGAAGCAACTAGTACTCTTCTTTGGTTAACTACTTCGTAGTCTGACTCTACAGTTATACCTCTTAATCTAGGTACAACGAAGTTTCTTGGGTAGACTGCGATTGCGTGGAATTTACTCACTGCAGGACTTGCGAATTCATCACAGACTAGTACTCTTGAACCGAATACTTGCCCGATTTCTCCGCTTAGCTTAGAAGCCATGTCGCCAACTAAGTTCACATCTTGGAACTCAGCATCTTCTAGCAGTTGGTAGTAACCTGTTTGAGATACAATGTAAATCACTTCAGATGGATCAACACCATATTTACCCATGTTCTTTCTAGCAGCAAGCAATTGTAGTGCTGTTAGAGAGTCAGAAGCAAATGCAGTTGTTGATTGAGTGTAATCTGAATCATTTCTTGCTAAGTGTAGAAGTCCTTCATAAGAAGCTCCACTAGTACCGAAGGCGCCATCAGCGTCATCACCAGCTAGTATTGAGTTTTCTACTGCTCTTGCATGAGATCTTACCATTGATTCTCTAATTAAAGGTAGTACTGGAAGTATTGCATCTTCTTCAGTTTCATTACCTAAGTATGAAGTTGAAATCAGTTTCTTAGTTGAAAGAGTTCTTTCAGTCAAGTCAATACCACCGTAAGGAGATCCATAAGTATCACCTCTTTGTGCTAAATTACCATGTGGGCTAGAGCCTGTAGCGGCTTGGTTAGAGGTAAACTCTGCGTAGCCACTATCTGGTAAGATAGGTAGTATTTGAGTTGCACTTGTCATAGCGATTTCTCTAAATAGAGGAGCCAAAACTAGAGCGTTTTGGATATCTCTTTCTATGTTAGTGCTGACTGTTTGCTCGAAATCTGCAGAAGATACTGCAACACCAGAGTGAGCGTTTTGTTTTTCAATTACGCTTTTACCATATCTAGTGTCTTCGATGCTTCTTGCTCCGACTGCTTTTGACAGTAACCATGCATCTTCGTAATCTTTAGCGAAAGCTTCAGTAACGTTGTTACTTTGTCTATCACCAAATATTCTTTTAGATTCACGGATTTTCATGATTTCTTCAGACTTCTCTTGCAATTCTGCTTTCAAGCTATCAACAACTTCTTCAACATTGCTCATGTTTTCGTCAACACGTTTTTCTAGGTCAGAAACTAGTTCTTCTGCTCCAGACGTACCGGCTTCAACAATCGCTTTAACTTCAGCTTTTTTCTGTTCGAGTTCTGCTTCTTGTGTAGCTTGCTCTTCTGCGGCTTTCTCTGCTTCAGCTGCTTCAGCGGCTTTTTGTTCCGCTTGCTGCATTGCAATTTTCGCTGCTGTTTCACTTGCAACTTTCTTTGCGAACTCCTCAAGATTAAAGTTTTCTTTATTATCAGTTTCTTTTGACATTTTGTTTTCCTTTCTTGAAGACAGACTTTCGTCTGCGTCTTGAGACTCTTTGGTCTCGGTTATTTTGACAAATTGCTTTTTCCACTCATCATATTCTGATTGAGTATCAAAAGACTTTGCCACAGAGAAGGTGGCTGCTTGGTTAGCGGGTACGGATACCACGCTTATTTCAAACAACTCCGCATCAGAGATTTTTAGTCCATCAGTTTCCTCGATGTAATCTGCGTTTCGAACGCGGAAACCTACACTAAAAGCTCTTAGAATACCTTCTTTGACTAAATTTGTAACATCACCAGCACTTTTTGATATATTTGCGGTAAGTTTTAGTCCCCTATCGTCGGTCTCTAGACCTGTGGCTCGACCGATAGGTCTATTATAATCATGGTTAAAAAGTATGATTGGATTATTCGAAAAATTATCCAGTCCTCCTTTTTCCCATGCTTCTTTATCTATAACATCTCCCGCCCTATCTGTATCATTAGTGCTGGCATATCCTTTGATATTTACGCTTCCATCTTCAGCTGCTTCAACTGATTTGAAAGTAGATGTTAAGTTAAAAATCTTTTGCATAATTATTCCTCTTTAGCCTTTGCTGCCTTAGGTGCTGCCTTTTTAGGTGCTGCCTTAGGAGCAGGTGTTGGCGCTGGAGCAGGGGATTGTGTCTTTTCCCATTGCTCAGGAAAGTTTATCTTTAACATAGATTGCATGCGTGACCAAGACCCGAACGGTCTTTTAGCGACCATATATCTCATAGGTCTGTCGTCTGCTGCTTTATATTCAGTAACAGATAAAACTTTACCTTTTTCAGCAAAATAATCAGCAAGTTCTTGTAATATAGCTTTTTTATTCGCCATCGTTTTCTTCCTCTTCTTCGGGTCTTCCGCCTTCCGACGGATTGGCCGCTGAGCCTGCTATGTTAGCAGGCACTCTTAAATCATCATGTCCTTCTAACGGCTCCATTCGTAAATGCTCTCTGGCTTCGTTTGGCGATATAATACCTGTATTTACTAAAGTACTATAGTACGCTGCTTGATCTTTTAGTTCAGGTTGCATAGCAGGAACCCCGCTCATGTCCTCAACTAAATCGAATCCAAAGAACCTTTCAAATGCAAAATTTACTTTCCTGACTATAGGTAGTACTGTTTCTAAATAGTACAATCTATGGTTAGGTCTAATATTTGCATTGTTCCCACTATCCAATAGCAATGGCGGTACGCCTATTGCTTGTAGTATAATTCGTTCATTTGCCTCAATAGCTGCTTGGAAGTCTAAATCCTTAAAGTTAACCTCCGTTAAGTTATCAATCTCTAGACCACCATCTAAGATGAGAGGTCGTCTCCCTCCTGTGCTCGGGTTGTAACGGGCTCTCCAAGCAGCTAACATTCGTTCTTTGATTTTTTCAGAAAGAGTGTTAGGACTTTTTAGTACCAATCCTGGCACTGCTCCATTTTTAAAGAAGTTATCTTGAAAGTTTCTCATAGAAATCATTAGTAACATGGTTCTATAAGCCGGTTTCAATCTAGGAACTCCTCTATAAATAGAGTTAAATGAATTCTCTTTGACGTGTATTATCTCTTCTGGGGCATAATCCACAACGCCGTCATAAGTATATTTTCTAACGTAAGTTTTATCGTCTGTTTCTATTTCTACGTTTTCTGCTGGTAAATGATAGAGTGCACTATTTGCACCATCATAGTATATAAAGATATTTCCATCAATCAATAAATCAGTTATCAGATTTCTTTTAAAAGTATTTATATCTTGAAAAGGATTTGGCTCTACATTTAGAAGTCTCGTTACAGTTGCCTTTCTAACATTTTTATAAACAGGATTCATTCCGTTTATTTTACCACCAACATCTATTGGAATCTCAGAAACATCATCAACAACCATGTTTACCGCTCTGTTGACAACCTCTAGTTTTTCATAAGCATCTCTATAATTAGTAACAACTTCTCTAGATGTTATATTAAGGCCTTCCTCTCTGCCAATTAAAAATTGCGAGGGGTTAGCTTTTTCTTCGTCTGGTTCAAAGGAAGTGTTTCTTCCTAGTATTCGGTCATACCATGCCATATTTTTCTCTTTGTCTCTCTACCCAACGTGCTTGTTTAGGTGCGGTAAATAATTTAGGTCTCTTTCCATAAATGGAGTGTAGTCTTAAATGGTGATCGTGACAAAGTGTTACAGCGTCGTCGTACAACTCTTTTTTATGCTCCAAAATGAAGACATCTCTTACCTCCATAATTTCTTCAGCAGTCTGAATCACTAGCTTCTGTTCTCTTAGCCACTTCTCTAACAGCTCCGTCAATCCGTAGAAGTGATGGAAGTCGAGGTTTTCCTTACTTCCACAAATACGACATTCCGTTCCCTTATCGTATTTTGACTTTGCTTTGTCTCTAACGTATTTGACTAAGTCTCTCTTTAAATCCATTAAATTTTCTCTTACTTTGTATTATACTAAATTACCACGCTCATGTCAAGAATAATTTTTTTGTAGGTCTGCTAATTAAAAAGTAGTCGAAGATGTCTCAAATGTATACAGTCCATATCTAAGCGCATCTGCCATATGTGAGAATCTATCATGCTTTGGCTTTTCTTTCATAAGATTTGGGTTTGGGTCCCACTGATATTGGTCTAAACACTCTAAAGTATGATGACATCTTTGGTCTACAATTAATTTATCATTATCAACTA